TGTACGCGGTGCGACCGTTGAGCTTGCCAGCGGGCTTGAACGTCCAGCCAGCGGCTTTTGCCTGTGCAACGAGTTCGCGGGCCGTAGGTGCTTTTGCGATGGTCATTTTGTCTCTCCTGCCCCTGATACCCCGAGGTCGCGGGCCGGTAGCGATTTTGCTGCCGATGCATTGATTATATGCGCAATGCGTGCTGAAACACTAGGGGAAACCCTAGGTTTTCGCGGATCGTTTGTACAGCTACAGCCGGCCCAGTGGCACAAAACGCCGGCAGCCCATCACGTAGACGGCAAGACACCGGGTTACTACCTTCCCGGTCGTCGGGCGCGGGGGTGGGAATTACAACGGAGGCCAGATGGACGACATAGAGCACGCACTGCGGCGCATGTGGACTGTGGCTAACAACACCATTGCGCCCATGCAAGCCATGCAGCGCAGCCTGCGGGCACTCAACCAAGACGATCACGGCTTCGTGGTCAATCCAGCAATCACGGCGGTACAGGCCGAAATCGAAACCGTGCGGCGACTGCTTTACCCCGATTAGCCCCGAGTGGGCTTCGAATACCCGGAAGGACTCGAACATGGCCGCACAGCCGAAAAATACGACCAAGTTCGGCAAAGGCAATCCCGGCAAGCCTAAAGGCGCAGTGAACAAGAACACGGCGCAGCTCAAGGACATGATCCTGAAGGCGCTAGACGGCGCTGGTGGCGTCGAATACCTAGAGCGCAGGGCTAACGACCCGCGAACCGCTGCGGCTTTCCTGGGGCTGGTTGGCAAGGTGTTGCCGATGCAGGTAACGGGCGACGGCGGCGGGCCTATTGGCCTAAACATCAATGTCAAGTTCGATTGACGTAGACGCCAGATTTCCCCGCAAGCTAGATTTCCTGTTCAAGCCTGCCCGCTACAAAGTGGCGCGGGGCGGTCGCGGCTCGGGCAAGTCGTGGGGATTCGCTCGGGCGCTGCTGTTGCTGTGCGCAAGGCAAAAGACGCGGGTGCTTTGCACGCGAGAGGTTCAGAAGTCGATCCAGCAATCGGTGCATCAGTTGCTTAGCGACCAGATCGAGTCTATTGGCCTAGGGCCGTTCTTTGAGATTCTGGCGACTGAGATACGCGGGCCGCATGGCAGCGCGATCTACTTCGGCGGCTTGAGCGATCAAACGGCGGAAAGCCTGAAATCGTATGAGGGCGTCGATATTGTCTGGTGCGAGGAAGCGCAGGCGATCAGTAAGCGAAGCTGGAACATCCTGATACCGACTATCCGCAAGGACGGGTCAGAGATATGGATCACGTACAACCCCGAACTTGAGTCGGACGAAACGCATCAGCGGTTTGTGATCAATCCGCCGCCTGATTGCGTGTCGGTGGAGATGAACTATCACGACAACCCGTACTTCCCGGCTGTGCTGGAGGCAGAGCGGGCGCACGCAGAATCCACGATGCGCGCCGAGGATTACCGGCACACATGGCTGGGCCAGTGCAAGCCAGCGGTCGAGGGCGCGATCTACTTTGAGGCGATGGCGCAGTCAATCGCAGGCGGTCGGATACGCGCAGTTCCGCACGATGGCGCGCTGAAAACGCATGTGATCTTCGACCTTGGTATGGCCGACAGCATGACGCTGATTCTCGCCCAGCGGGTCGCATCAGAGATTAGGATCATTCACTACATTGAGGGTCGCCAGCGCATTCTGGCCGACTACAGCGCAGAGCTTAGAGCGCTTCGGCTAGACGACCAGCCGATGAATTGGGGCAGCGTGTGGCTACCGCATGACGGCTATCACAAGCGCCACCAGACCGGCAAGGATGACAGGCAGGTGATGGAGGCTCTTGGGTGGTCCGTCGAGCCGACACCCAATGTGGCGGTCAATGACGGCATAGACAGGGCGCGCGAGGTGTTCCCGCGTGTGTACTTCGACAAGGGCAGGACGGAGCGCCTGGTGGAGTGCTTGAAGCGGTATCGCTGGAACATCAGCCAGAAGACCGGCGAGGCGCAGCACCCGCTACACGACGAGTTTTCTCACGGTGCGGACGCATTTAGGTACATGGCGCTTGTTGCCGACAGTCTGACGAACGACAACGGCACGGCAAAACCAATCACTTACACGAGACGCTATGTAGCATGAAACTAGACGACGAACAGTTACTTGACATCCTCAAGCGCAAGGAAGAGAGGGCGGGTCAGTACGTCTGGGGCCAGTTGGGCGAGGAGCGGGAGCAGGCGCTGCGTGCGTACCACCGACAGCCATACGGCAACGAGGAGGATGGGTGGAGTCAGATCGTCGCCAGCGACGTGCAGGACACGGTGGAATGGATTCTCCCGGCCTTGCTTAAGACGTTCTCCAGCACCGACAAAGCCGTATCTTTCGAGCCGCAGACACAGGCAGACGTAGCCGGGGCAGAGCAGGCGACGGACACGGTGAACTACGTGTTCTTCCGTCAAAACAGCGGCTTCATGGTCCTTTACACGGCACTGAAGGACGCCCTGACGGTGAAAAACTGCGCTGTCATGTGGCGCAAAGAGACGAAAGAAACCGTTTCTAGCGTGCCATTCAAGGGCGCGTCACAAGAACAGCTTGCCATGCTGATGCAGGGCGAGGACGAGATAGAGAGCGCAAACCCTGATCAGCAACAGCCGATGGTCGGACCCGATGGCGTGCCGATGGATCAGCCGCCGACCTATTCTGGCCGCATCAAGCGCACGGAAGAGAAAACAACGATCAAGGTCGATGCGTTCTCGCCCGAGGATTTGCTCGTAGACCGTGAGTGGACCTCGCCGATTCTGGCCGACTGCCCCTACGTCGCACGCATGATGCTTGTCACTGCGTCCGACTTGAAGCAAATGGGCTTTGACGTTGATCCGGGCGACTTGAGGGAAAGCGACGGCGACAACCACGAGCGGCTGGATCAAGTGTCGAGGCCAGATGGCTTGTCGCGCCTGGACAACGAGGAGGACGACGCGCTGGCCGAGGGTTGGCTGCGTATCGAGTTCGTATTGGTTGACGTGGATGGCGACGGCATCGCAGAGCGGCGCTGTATCTACCGGCTGGACAACAAGATTCTGAAAAACGAGGTTGTTAGCCACGTCCCGCTGGCTACGTTCTCGCCCATCATCAATACGCACCGATGGGACGGGCAGGGCGCGGAGGATTTGGTTGGTGACTTGCAGCGGCTGCACACAGAGCTACTGCGCCAGACGCTGAACAATCTGTACCTGACGAACAATCCGCGTACAAAGGTACTGACGGATGCCAATTGGGCGCCGCTGGCGAACATTGACGACTTGCTGGACAGCCGGCCTGGTGGCGTTATCCGCCAGCGCGACGTTAACGCGGTTACTGAGCAGGTAACGCCATTCGCAGCGGCGGCAAGCATGCCGATGCTGGAATACGTGCAGGGTATGCGGGAGAACCGCACCGGCGTATCCAGAACCTCGCAGGGCCTGAACCCTGATTCCCTGAACAACACTGCGACAGGCAGGGCAATCGATCAGAGCGCATCGCAACAGCGCATAGAACTGATTGCGCGCATTGCTGCCGAGGTGTTGCTAAAGCCGATCTTCCTGGGCATCTTGAAGCTGCTGACCGATGGCGAGATGGAGAAGATTGCTTTTCGTCTGCGCGATGACTTCGTTGAGTATGACCCGTCATCGTGGCGCGATCAGTACGACATGACGATCAATGTCGGTCTTGGCACTGGCGACAAGCAGGCACAAAGCCAGTCGCTGCAACTGATCATGGCAAACCAGATGGCGCTACTGCCCATGGGCATTACGACGCCGGAGACTGTGTATCACACGCAGTCAAAAATTATCGAGAACGCCGGGTACAAGGATGTGCAGAATTTCCTTGTCGACCCGAAGAACGTGCCGCCGAAACCGCCGCAGCCTGACCCGGCGATGCAGATCGAGCAGATGAAGCTGCAAGGAGCCATGCAGAAGTTGCAACTTGAGCAGCAGGCCGACGCGCAGAAGTTCCAGGCGCAGCACGTTCTAAACGCCAAGCTTGAAGAAATGAAAGCGGCAGCGAAGCAGCGCGAGACACAGTTGCAGCTTGAACTGCAGGCCAGCAACGACCAGCGCGACGGGCAGCGGGAGCAATACAAAGCGGAGAACGCGGCGCGGCTTGAGGCTGCGCGGCTTGAGTATCAAGCCAGCGAAGCAGCGGCAAAGCTGGAATTTGAACGCTACGCGGCGGACCTTGATGCCAGCGTGAAGATTCGAATCGAGCAGATGCGGCAACAGGCGGCAACTCCTGACAACAGCGGCCTACTCGCAACGATTCAAGAGCTGCAAGACGCATTTGCAGCGCAGGCAAACGCGCCGAGAAAGCTGATTCGCGGGCCAGATGGGCTGGCGACAGCGTTGGATGTTGGGGGCGTGATCAAACCAATCAAACGCGGCGCAGATGGCCGCATCGAGGGGATATAGATGGCCGACCTGCAAGGGCAAGGTGGAGACCCGTCGAACGCAGCGCAGGACGGCGGCTACATCGAGCAAAAGCGCCGATATGTCGCAGTCAAGCGCGGCAAGAAATACCTTCTGTTCGCAGATCAGGAAGAGGCCGACGAGTTCCTGCTGGCCGAAGCAGCCGCGCAAGAGAACGCAACGAAGCCGCGCAAAGTGCGCCGCAAAGGGCCTAAACAGCCGGTGGCGAAGGTTTCGATTGATACCGAAGAGATTGAGCCATTGCTGCGCAAATACGCGCCAAATGTCGATCTAGAACAGATGATCCGCGCGCATGAGTTTGATCAGGTGCTAAAGGCAAAAGCGCGCGCACTAGTGGCGCAGGACGACGACGAAGCGGAATTTCTGCTGATGGTCGCATGAAAGGGAACTAAATGAGCAACACGATACGCGGCGGTCGGTCGATAGACCTGAACGTCCAAGCTGGCGAAAGTCTGAAGGTCAGCACGCTTACTGGCACGTACACGGCAACTGTGCTGGCTGGTGCCGGTGCAGGGACTGCGCTTGCTACTGATTCGAGCGGCGGGGCCACGTATGGGCCTTATGCGGCTGGCGTGGTTATTCGGGTGAAGTGCAGCGCGGATGGGTTGGCTGATATTGATGTTGGCGTGTCGCCTGCACTGAACTACGCAGAGCCGGCAAGGTTTGGCTATGGATTGGATGGTGATGTTTCATCCCTGGTGGATGGGGCTGGGAATGTCGTCGGTATTGGTGGCGTCATATCACTGCAACCTGCGGCCGGCGGAGCAACCGCCGCAACTGCGAATACTGCGACGCTCAACGCGGCCTTGCTGGGGCAAAGCACCCGGAAATTTGCATTGACTGCACCCGGCGTGTACGAAATCAACGGGGCATTGACCGTTTACGACGACACCGAAATATTCATTGGCGCCGGCGTCGAGCTGAAAATGGCCGATCTTGGCCGGAAAATGATGTTTATCAACAGTGAGTATGCAGCGACAGAGAACGCAGTCACCGGCATGACCGCAGTAGGGAACATCGCAACCGTCCTATCGGCAGTTTCGCCTGCGGTAGGGCAGTACGTGGCAATCAAGGGGGTTACGACGAAGGGTTACTGCGGCGTCTGGTGCGTGGTGGCTGTAACTGCTGGTGTTTCGTTTACCGTTCGGATGATTGGCATCCCGGCAGTAACTACGGCTGCCGGAACCATCGTCTGGTGCTCCGTCAATCGCAACATACGAATCTATGGCCCTGGGAAGCTGAACCACAATCAGCGTGGTCAAGGCGTTGCAATTGACTCAACCGACAACGCGCACACCATCCTATTCCGACACGTTGACCAAATTCGCATAGGGCATAGCGGATTACAGATGGTTGACGCCCGCAAGTGGTCGATCTTCCTCGCGTGCGTGGGAATCTGCGACCTGACCGGCGACTTCAACAATACCGATCCCAGCCTGCCGGGACTCAGTTCTGCATGCATTGACATTCAAGGGCCGTGCGTGTCGGCCAAGGTCCACGACTGCACTGGCGTTTCTTCTGATGACTGTTTGGTGTTCACGATGGGAGACGTCGCCTACATTGACAAGAGCCGTGGTGATTTCTACAACTTGGAAATCAACAACATCAATATGACGACGAACAAGCTGCTGATCCGGGTCAGCGGTAATGCAAATTGCATCTTTCACAACATCGAAATCAAAAATGTGAAGGGCACGGCAGACAGCGCAGGAATCGGATTTGTCGATTTCGGCGTTGCTTTGACGGGGACCAGTATTGACCGTTGCATCATCGACGGGGTGGAAATCGACACGATGACGGCGGTGCCTGTTGTCTCGATGCAAACCAGTGTTGCCGCTAATATGGGCACGATCATCGTGCGCAATTTGCGTCAAAAGATCAGCAACGGGATTGGAGTCAATGTTAGCGGGTCCGTGACGATCAAGCACCTGACGGTTGAGGATGTCATCGCAGATAGTTCTAACGGAAACCCGGTCGCATCGGTCGGTGCCACGGTAACTAGGTGCGACTTTAGCCGCTGGAAAGTCGACGGTGGAGTTGGTTGCTTTGCTGCATATGTAACCGGGGTCATTAACCGCTTGAGCATCAGAGATTTTGAAGTTAGCGGTTCAGGGGCTCGGGTATTTGCGCAGCAAGGAACAGTCAATGAGGTGTTCATCGACGGCGTGACGCAGCTCAGTGGGTACTGCATGGTTGAGCAAAACGGCAGCGCCAGTGCGTCCACTCGCTACTACGTCAACCAGTGCCGGATTGCAGGCGTGACAAGCGTGTTCAGGTTCACAAAGGCGGTCCAACTACTCACAAACCAACTATCCGCCAGCGTTGGTGCAGAGATTATCCAGAGCAGCGGTGGCGTGTGTTCTTGGGGCGGCGAATACTACGCACCGGGGATGACTGAGTCCACTCTGACGGGTGGCGCGACTATCAGCAAGCTCGCTGTGCAAGTCGCTTGATTCCCATCCCCTGCCGGTCCACATAGAAACATGACACCACAGCAACAAGCAACACGCGGCATAGAAGCATCTGCCGTGCTGGAGAACGAAGCCTTCAAACAAGCGATGACTGCCCTACGTGAGCAAGTGATCGAGCAGTGGAAAGCCTGCCCGATCCGCGACAAAGAAGGGCAGACGCTGCTGCTTCAACTTGCCAAGCTGACGGACAAGTTTGAAGGATTGCTGTGCGGCATGGTCGAGGGCGGCAAGTTGGCGCAGCACAAAATCCACCTCGATTCGCTGCGGGACGAAAGCCCGACGAGACAGTTTTTTAGGCGAGTGGCCTAACGGTTTTCGGTAGCCATCTACCTTTTTCGCGTCCGCTGAGAAGCGCCGCAGCCCACCTCTGATGGCATGAGTGGCGGGTTTTGATGATTGGAAATCTAAATGGACGGATACGCGCAAGCACCCGAACCAGGCGGACTAGACGACTTGGCTAGTTTCTTGTCGGACACCCCGGAAACGGAATCCACAGACGAGGATCAAGCCCACGATGAGGCGCCACCCGATACGGACACAGACGCTGAATCAGACGCTCAACCGGAAGACGCAGACGACGAGGCAGATGATGCCGACGAGGAAGCAGAAGACGCCGACGAAACGCCGACACCTGAGCGGAAAATCAAAGTCACCCTAAAAGGTGATGACGGCACGGAAACCGAGCAAGAGGTTTCCGAGGATGAACTGGTCAAGGGTTATCACCGACAGAGCGACTACACCCGCAAGATGCAGGCGCTATCTGAACGCGAAGACCAAGCCGTTCAGTTCCTCAAATCCAAGCACAACGAGGTCGCAAAGCAGTACACCGAGAAGGCGGAGCTAACGCTTCGCGCGGTTGCTCAATTGGCGGGCCTTAAGTCCGAGTCGGACATGGCGCAACTGGCGCAAGACGACCAGGCGGAATGGGTGAGAGAGACACACCGGCAGCAAAGCATTACCCGCTACCTGCAAAACCTGAGTCAAGAGATTCAGAGTGAGCGTCAGCGAATGACGCAAGAGCAGCAGCAGGCGAACGCGCAGGCCATCGAAAAGCAGGCGCGCAAGACGTGGGAAGTGCTGGCTAACGAGAAGATCGACAAACCTAAATTGGCGGCGATCTATCAGGACGTAAACAAGTCGTACGGCTTTTCCAACGAAGAACTGAGCAACGTTTACGACCATCGGCTGGTGCAAATGATGCGCGATGCAACAGCGTACCGCGCACTAAAGGCCAAAGCGCCCGAAGTGACGCGAAAGGTGAACGCAGCGCCACCCATGCCAAGCAAACAAGCAACACCAGCAGCAGAGCGCAAACAGCAAGCCATCAACGCACGCTTCAAGGGCGGGCGGGCGAAGTTGTCCGATCTTGCTGCGCATTTGATGAACAACTGAGGATTTCAAAATGACTGCACCCACCAATACATACACCCGCGTTTCTGCGGGCAACAACGTCCTCGAAGACCTGATCGACAAGATCACGATGACCAACCCCGAGCAAACGCCGGTTATCTCGTCATCGGGCAAGGCAACCGCTGATCAAACGTTTCACGAATGGCAGCGCGACTCGCTTCGAGCGGCAAACAAGGACAACGCAGCCGCTGACGGCGACGACGCTACGAACTCGGCAAAAACCAAGCCGGATCGTGTTGCCAACATCTGCCAGATTCTGCAAGACACAGTTGCGACCTCTGGCCGTGCCGAGCGCGTCAAGAAAGCCGGCATGAAGTCGGCCATGGCCTACTACAAGGCCAAGGCTTACAAGGAAGTACAGCGTGATATGGAAGCCGCTGTTGTGTCCAAGAATCTCGCGGTTCTGGATACGGCATCGGTTCCTGGCAAGTTCGCTGGCCTGGGCCGGTTGATCTATACGAACGCGCTGCATAACGGCGCTGGCGCAACTCCTGCGCATACGTCCGGCGCAGCTACCACAGCCATCACTGCCGGCACGAACCGCACCTTCACTGAGGCGCTGGTTAAGACGGCCATGCAGTCAACATACACCAGCGCCGGTAAAGCGCCGGGTGAGGTCTACATGTCGCCCGCGCATAAAACGCTGTTCTCTGCGTTTGCCGGCATTTCCGGTAGTCGCGTGAACACTACGGCCAACAGGGGCCAAGCGCGCATCGTTGCCGGTGCAGACATCTACGTCAGCGACTTCGGCGAGCTGTCGGTGAACCCGCACTATCTGATGGTAGGCAGCGACATGGTGCTCGGCTTGGACACCGAGTACATCGACATGGCCTACCTGCGCGGGTTCCAGTCAACGCCATTGGCCAAGACCGGCGACAGCATGCGTGAGCAGATCATTGTTGACGTGACGCTTCGGGTTCTGTCTGAGGTCAGTCAGTTCAAAATCGATAATCTTACGCCCTAACTTGACTCCTTGACGCCTAGCCCTTCGGGGCTTTCACTGGCCCGCACCTAACCCGTGCGGGCCTTTTCATTGGAGAACACGAATGGCAAATGGGTTTACCGAGAACGTGACTGTCGACGAAGGTGTAGACCACCTTGGCATCCGAACACAGATGCATTTCGAGGGCGATGAAATCATCGTCCAAAAGACATACGACGCTGAACCGCACTTGCGGTACGCGGAGCAGGCGCGTCAGCAAACCGCTGGCATGAATTGGGGCGAGGGGCGGATCGTCGGGCACATCCCGCCTGTGCCGCTGGCAAAGATTATGCAACTGCGCACGAAAGAAGAGCGGCAGAAGGCCATGCGCGCGTTTCTGTTTGAGAACAACAAGTTCGTGATGTTTGACAAGTTCCTGAAAAAATGACCTACGCCACGCTACAGACTGACGTTGCAGCCTACCTGCACCGCACGGACCTGACGGCAGAAATACCTGGGTTTATCGCGCTGGCCGAGGCCGAGATATTCCGCGAGTTGGCTGTGCGCGAGGTCGAGACGACGGCCACGGGGACGACCACCGGCGCGCTGATTGCGCTACCGCTGGACTTCGCCTCTGTCGTGAGGATCACAGCAACCAGCGGCGGGACCGAGTTCGACCTGATCTACGGTTTCGACCCGAACGCAATCAATACCGGGGTGCCAACCCGCTACCTTATAGAGGGTACATCCCTACGATTTAGCGGCGGATCAGGGTTTGCTTATACGCTCCATTACAAAGCAATCATTCCGCCTTTGAGTGTGTCGCAGACGACCAATTGGGTGCTGGACAACGCGCCAGACCTGTACCTGTACGCATCGATTGTGCAGGCGTGCGAGTACACGCAAGACCGTGAATTGGCGGCAACGCTGGAGCCGAAAGTGGCGCAACTGATTGACAGCGTTAGGCGCTTGTCCATGCGCCGGCAGATGCCAGACCGTGGCGGGCTGCAAATCAAACCGAGGACTTATGCATGAGCGTTGATACCGCGACATACGTCAATCAATTCGACGTTGCAAAGCCTACGGGCAGCGATCCAAAGTCGGAGGGCGACGACAATTTCCGGCACATGAAAACGGTGCTTAAAACCACGTTTCCGAACGTGGCCGGGGCTGTCACTCCGAGTCACACCGTCCTCAATTACATGCTGGGCGTCACCAGCGAGGTTCAGACGCAGTTAAACACTAAAGCCAGTCTGGCAAGCCCGACGCTGACCGGAACGCCACTGGCTCCGACTGCTGCTGGCGGGACCAATACGACGCAAATAGCAACCACGGCGTTTGTAATCTCAGCCGGGCTTAGCTCCGCTCTCCCTGGTCAATCCGGAAATAGCGGCAAGTTTGTTACTACCGATGGCACTAGCGCAAGCTGGCTAGGACTAGCCGATGTTGCCGTCAATGGCGTTGGCACGTATGCATTCGCCACCAATTTTTCAGGCGCGGCAACAATTTCGGCAGGGTCAACAACTGCTGGATCAAATTTGCGCGCATCGTCGGTTTCTGCAACTCCGTCATTAGTCACATCAGGGGTTGGATTCTCCGGCACATGGCGTGCCATGACTGACTGCCTCTTGAATCAGGCAACCGTATTTCAAAGGGTCGCGTAATGAATATTCGCAATGCTATCGACGCTGGCGACGGAATTATTTTGTGCGAGGTTGAGCACCAGAAATACGGGTGGATTCCGTACAGCGCAACAGCTAATGACATCGAGGAAATGGGCCGGGAAATCCACGCTCAGGCGTCCATGATGGACCTTGCGCCCATGCCCGCACCAAGCCGCGATGAATTGGAGGCCAAGGAAAAGCGCGTCAAAGACATAGCCGACGAAGAGGCGGCAAAGTCCGATCAAAAGTTGCAGGGCTTTGCTGCGTTGTCGCCAGATGAAGTCAGGGCTTGGACCGCAAAGAACGTCAACACACTGGCAGACGCAAAAGACGTTATCGCAACGCTGGCTGTCGCTGTGTCGGTGCTTACCCGCAAGCTGTAATGATTGAGACGGTAGCCAATTGCGGGCAGGGGCTGAATACGGACCTGACGCCAGAGGAGTTGGGCGCGGGGGTTTGGTCGTCCGCTGAGAATGTGCGATTCAACAACGGATACGCCGAGCGGTTTCTCGGCATGTCGCAGATATTTGCGACGCCTGCGGTGGTGCCGTATTGGGTTGCACCATTCGCGGTGGATGCGACTAAGTACATCGTTCACATGGGGCTAACTGCCGGGTATGTTGACGACGGCACGACGCGCACAGACATCACAGGCACTGCGCCCACTGGTGCGATAGATGACAAGTGGACCGGGGGAACGCTTGGGGGGATTTTCTACGCCAACAACGGCAAAGACAACCCCATGTATTGGGACGGAAACGTCGCCAACAATCTTGTGTCTCTGGTCGGCAGCGGCTGGACGAACACCCACAAATGCAAGGCGCTGCGACCGTTCAAGAATTTTCTGATCGCGCTGAACATCACTAAGGGATCGGTCAATTACCCGCACATGGTCAAGTGGTCAGTGCCTGCTGTGCCTGGGGCTGTCCCGAACAGCTGGGACGAGACAAACCCGGCTCTAGATGCTGGCGAAAACGACCTGGCGGAAACGCCTGATGTATTGGTAGATTGCCTACCAATGGGCAACGTCAATATCGTCTACAAAGAGCGATCCATGTACGCGATGCAGTTCGCTGAAGGATCGCCGTACATATTCAGATTCCAGCGGTTGCCTGGCGACTTTGG